GCACAGTGTCAGGAGTTACACAAAATACATGGCATCATGTTTCAGTAACAAGGCAATCAGGCGTTGGAAGATTGTTCATAGACGGTGTGTTAAGTTCAACTTTCAATTTACCAAACAACTTTGGACAGACCACTCCGTGTAGAATAGGTGCTTTTTGGTCATCAGGATCAACCACAGAATTTTCAGGATTCATGGATTCAATAAGATTTAGCACAACAGCAAAATACACAGCAACTTTTACTCCTGGCAACTTGGTTAATGTATCAGACACTGTGTTGATGATCGATGGTGAAGACGGTGTTGTTGATAACACAAATTTATATTTGAGTACAAATTTAGCATCCGCTAAACCATTAACGATAGGAAACAATTATTCAAACAATAATGGTTGGGACGGTTATATAGATGACTTTAGAATTATCAAAGGTAGAGCAATATATGATGAAAACTTTACTCCACCTACAGCAGAATTATCAAGAAGTTCAGACACAACTCTATTATTAAGATTTAATGGCGACAACGGTGAAACAACTTTTGTCGAAACATTAACTTTGCCTCAAGACATTAGATTCTCAGGCGGAGCAACAGCAGAAAGATTCTCTTTAGTGGATTATGCAGACTTTGGTGCAGAAGTAAGATCAATTGCTTCTGCATCAATATATGGAAACTATGGAATTTGGGGTGATGGTGTTGGTGTAAGAATGTATTTGATTTCACACAACCTTGCTTACATTGGAAATGGAAAAAATGTAGACAACGATGCTAACACAGTGATTCAATCAAATGAGATTGTAAAACAAAACGATGCCAGTGTGTTTTTCACTTCAGTTGACCACAAAGGAGATTTTAGAGTAGGAGAACAATTCACTGTTAATCAAGAAACAGGACAGGTTGATTTTACCACTGCGACTTTGAACATAGATGTTGATGACGGAGTAACATTTACAACAGGTACGGATATCACAGTTATAAATGGTTCGGGTGTTGAAACAGGCAACATAAAAATAAGTGGTAACACTGTTGAAAGTTTGACAGGTGATTTAAACATTCAAAGTGATTCTGATCAAATAAATCTGTTAGATGATGTGACAATAACAGGAGACCTAGATGTAACTGGAAATATTACAATAGGTGGAAATGTTACTATTGGTGACGAATCAACAGATTCAATCAATATTGAAGCAGGAATTGGTTCTGATTTAAGACCGGCATTAGACAATGTTTATAATTTAGGTTCAGAAACAAAAAGATGGAACACAATATTTGCTAGAGAAATTTCAACAGACAGCATAAAGATTGATACAAATGTTATTCAAACAGTGGATTCAAATGCTGATTTAGAATTGAGAACCAACGGCACAGGAAATGTTAATGTAGAAAATTTCAGTTTCAACGGCGATACAATTTCAAATGACAACGACATCACAATAAATCCTGCAACTGGAGTATTTAGAGTTGATGGCACAGGTGCTATAAGAGTTCCATCTGGAACAACAGCAGATAGACCTGGCACACCTACTCTAGGTATGTTACGTTTTAATACAGACACAGGATTTTTTGAAGGGTATGACGGTAATTGGATTCCATTGGTTGGAGTATCTGATTTAGATGGCGACACATACATCACAGCAGAATTAACTCCAGGTGCCAACGATGATACCTTAAGATTTTATGCAGGCGGTCAATTGGTTGCAAATGTAAATCCAACCAGATTCGATGTGTCAAGTTTGGTAGTGGATAATTTACTGCTTCAAGGAAATTCAATATCCACCACAGGAACTGACCAAGATTTATTATTAAATGCAAACGGTTTAGGCACTATAAGAGTAGAAGACTTTGTTTTTGAAGGAAATACGATAACTAATAGTGTACCTGATGCTCCAACAGTGTTTAGAACCACTGGAGACGGTTATATCGACGTGTCACAAGCAGGTGGATTTGTTCTACCAACTGGGACAAGTATTGATAGACCAAGTGCTGGAATAACAGGTATGATCAGATACAACACTAACGACCAAAGGGTAGAGTTGTATGATGGATCAAGTTGGGGATCAATTGCTGGAAGTTCAGGAGCAGTTAGTATTCTTGATGCAACAGATATTGCAATTAAAATTGCATTAACATATGGATAAGAATTAAAATGGCAACAGCGTTTAAAAACACAATTATTAAAAATATAGGAACTCAGCCTGTAGAATTATACACAGCAGATCCAGGAACAAACACAACTTTTGTTGGTTTAAGTCTTGCTAATTTGACTGACTCAGTGGTGAGAGCAAGTGTAACATTAAAAGACACAACCTCTGTGGAAGGATTTATTATTAAAGATGTTTTTATTGCACCAAATTCAAGTTTAAGAGTTTTGAATGCAGGTGAAAAATTAATTGTAGCAGAAGAAAATGGATTATATTGCACAGCAAATATAAATGATTCATTAGATGTTGTTGCAAGTTTTGTGGAGATTAGTTAATGGCTCAAAGTGTTGGTCAAAGTGTAAATGTATACCTAAAAGAAGGAATCAAAGAGAGATACTTCTATGGTTTGTATCGTACAGAAGAAGGCATGCTTTACCTTGGTAAAGTTGACCAATTGGCTAAAAATGACAGTATTCAAGTGAACAATCCAGGATCAGCGGCAAATGATTTTGTAGACTTTGATCAAGGATATGATTTCTTTGAAGGGCGTGATCTTAATCATGAACAAGTGTTTTTGAATTTAAGATACGAACAATTCAGATGGGACGATACCAATTTGGATTATTTTATAAACGACGATGGAGAACTGTGTGTAAGAATTAACAGTAAAAAAGGCGAGGGTGTGATCAACTATCCTAATATATCAGAAGCAGTTGATCAAATCGATTCACCGTTTACTTTTGATAAAGAGGCATACACATTTGATAACAGCGACATAACATTTGATAGAGGATAAGGAGTAGTAGGAAAAATGGCAAGACAACTTATAAATGATGGTATTCTGCCTAATGACGGTCAAGGTGACACATTAAGACAAGGTGCCAGTAAAATAAATCTTAACTTTGCTGAGTTATACACAGCATTAGGTAACGGTACCCAACTAACATTGATCAGTAATAATCTATTCAATGCAACAGGTTCAAACAAAATAACTTTTTTATATGACACACTGGCTGATTTACCATCAGCGTCAACATACCACGGTATGTTTGCTCATGTACACGGTGAGAATGCTTCCTACTACGCTCACGCAGGTGCTTGGGTTCAACTGTTGGACGTTAATAAATCAATTGGTCAATTAGCAGATGTCGATACCACAACTCAAACACCGCAAGACGGACAAGCATTAGTTTGGAATGAAGGTCAAAGTACCTGGGAACCAGGAGATGTTGCCGCGGCTGGTGGCGGTGGCGGTGGTGCTAGTGCTTTTTTAGGATTAACTGATACACCGACAAGTTACACAGGGTTTGCAAATTATTTTGTAACTGTAAATTCTGTTGGAACAGCATTATCATTTTCACAAACACCAGGTAGTGTAAACGTTCTGTCTGATGTGGACACAGTTACAACTCCACCAGTTGCAGGACAAGTTTTAAAATGGAATGGAACCAACTGGGTTCCTGCCAATGATGCAACATCAGGTGGTGGTTCTTCAGACGCTGACACTTTAGATGGATTGGACAGCACATACTTTTTGAATTACAATAACCTAGCCAACAAGCCAAGTGTTCCAAGTGTATTAACGGACTTAGGAATTGTGGATGGTGATGCCAATCAAGTTTTAACCACAGACGGTGCAGGCGGATTTACTTTTGAAGATGCCGCGGGCGGTGGTGTTTCTACTTTAGGTGCACTAACAGATGTAACAATTTCATCTCCAGCACAAGGTGATGTGTTGTACTATGATGGATCGGGTTGGGTGAAACAAAATGGTCCAGTAATAAGATGGACATTGGGTGCTAATGGCTCAAGTGATTATACATTTACAGGTCCAGGGTTTGTTAGTTCTACAAATGATCCTACATTGTATGTTTCAAGAGGACATACTTATATTTTTGTAAACAGCTCAGGTGGGTCTCACCCATTTGAAATTAGAACAAGTTTCAATGGATCTGCATATTCATCAGGAGTTACAAATAACGGTGCATCATCAGGCGCAGTAGTATTCACAGTGCCTATGAATGCTCCTTCAACACTGTATTACCAATGTACTTCACACAGCAACATGGGTAATACTATAAACATATTAAGTTAGGAATTAGATGTCTGAAACATTTGGTATAGGTATAGAAGACTTACAACAATCGCTTGGTAATGCAAGGTATTTCTATGGTATCCGCAGAACCGAACAAGGCACATTATATCTAGTGAAGGCTGATCTGTTAGAACTTGAGGACGGTGTTATACTGAATAAACCAGGTGCTCCTAGCCAAAATTACAACGATTTCAGCAGAGGTCAAGACTTTTTTGAAGGCAAAGATTTAGATCACAAAAAGGTGTTTGAAAATCTTGTGTATGAACAGTTTAGATGGGATGGAAGAAATCTTTTCTATTATATTAACGATAACGGCGAGTTAGTTTTAAAAGTAAACGAATCGCACACTTACGAGGAATAATAAATACTATTATAAAAGTGTATGGCAGAATTTAAACTAGATAGAATACGTTTTAGATACAGAGGTGATTGGAACGCCGCTACGAATTATGTTAAAGATGATACAATTCGTTTTGGTGCAAAAGTTTACGTTTGTATAGAAGTTCACCAATCAGATACTAATTTTTACAATGACTTAAACAATGCTGTGCCTAGATGGGTGCAGATGATGGATGGTCAGTCTTGGACTGGCGATTGGCAAGCGGCAACCTTCTACAGAATAGGTGACCTAGTAAAACTGGGTGGCGTAATTTACAAATGTATCGAAGGACATACATCAAATACAAGTGCAGATGATGGAATATTAGGTGACGAACTGAAATGGGTTTATTTCGCAAGAGGTGAAAACTGGACCAGCGTATGGACACCAGACACACTTTATAATGTAGACGATTCTGTTCTTTATGGATCAACAGTTTACAAATGTTTAGTATCACATACCAGTGCCACAGAAAATGCAGGATTAGAATTTGATGCGGAAAAATGGACAACATATGCTCCATCAGATAATTTTAGAGGTGAATGGACAGCCAGCACACACTATTACATTGACGATATTGTAAGATATGGTGGAATATTGTATAGAGCAATAGGTTCACACATCAGTACACCGGACTCAATTTACACAAATCCAGTAAACACTTATGCAAACAATAATATAACTGACAACCCATTGGGTGGATCAGGTGCGACATTTGAAATTTATAGATCAGGTGCAAATTACTATGCAAAAATTTTAACAGCAGGTACAGGATACTCTGCACAAGACACTTTCTCTGTTGTAGGTTCTTTATTGAACGGTGTCGATGCAGTGAATGATTGTGTTATCACAATTGACACAGTTAACGCTGGTACAGGAGCAATTGAATCTATAACAGTTACAGGATTAGCAGATGCATTAATAACTTATGGACTAGAAATTGATTCAGCAAGATGGGAAACTGTTATGGAAGGTATTGCATACAAAGATGCGTATGCTCAATATACTCATTACAGAAAAAATGATATTGTAAAATGGTCTCCAGGATTGTGGAAATGTATTACCACACACTTTGCATCAGGACTTTATCTTGATGAAAGTAATTTTGAAATATATGTTCCTGGTTTAGAATATGAATCGGTTTGGAATGATACACAATACTATCAACAAGGTGACATTGTGCTTTATGGTGGTTATTCTTATAAAGCATTACAATCAAATGTTAACAGTCAGCCTGCTGTAACAGACAGTACAGGCAACTGGGAATTGATATTTCCTGGTTACACATACAGAGGAGAGTGGGTAGGACAAGATGCGGTAGAAGGTGTACCAACTGACAGAGAATATAAAACAGGTGATGTGGTATTAGCAGGTGGTAACTTGTACATCGCTGTAAGAGATAATGCAAATTTAGGTCCTGATACAGAGTCAGTGTATGATCCAGGGTCAGACGAGCCGTTTCCATGGCAGTTACTTGTAACGGGTAAACGTTGGAAAGGTCCTTGGAAAGAATTAACTGACGAAGAAGAAGTAATAGAATATTTTCCTGGAGATGTTGTCACAGTAGCAGGTACATTGTATGCATGTATAGACAAGCACACAGCAAGTTCATCAGATTCTAAACCAACTTTAGATTTCGAATCAGAAAATGTTGGTCCTTATTGGGTGCTGTTAGCACAAGGTAGTCCAGGCAACGTGTTGGAATATTCAGGAGATATTAAAACTCAAAACGATGATTCCACAAGATTAAGAATTGGATTAGGTACTCCGGGACAACTTAATAAAGTAACAACAGGTGGATTTCCTGGTTGGGGTGATTTTGAAAAAACTGTAAATGTTTATTATGTGGCTCCTGAAGGAGCAGACACACCAGACAACGGTTTAATTCCAAGTGCACCATTTAAGTCAATAAAATATGCATGCGAATATGTGCAAGAATCTATTGCAACAAGAACACCAGCAACTATTTTTATTAGAACAGGTTTCTTTGAAGAACAATTACCAATCAAAGTTCCAAGAGACACAGCACTAGTTGGAGATGAATTACGTAGTACCAATGTAAGACCTAAACCTGGTTTTGAAACATCAAATATGTTTTATGTTAACAATGGATCAGGAATACGTAACATGTCATTGCAAGGATTACGTGGCACGTTAGGAGATACTAATCAATATGGCACAAGAAGACCAAGTGCTGGTGCTTATGTGAGTTTGGATCCTGGAACAGGTCCAACAGATGCAACTGTGTGGATAACAAACAAATCTTGTTATGTACAAAACGTTTCTACATTTGGTACTGGTTGTATTGGAATGAAAGTGGACGGTGATTTACACAACGGTGGTAACAAATCGATTGTGGCCAACGACTTTACACAGATATTAGACCAAGGTATTGGATTTTGGGTAAATGGTGAAGGTAAATCAGAACTTGTATCTGTGTTTACATATTACAATCACATAGGATATCTTGCTACCAACGGTGGTAAAGTAAGAGCAACCAATGGTAACAACTCTTATGGTGATTTTGGTTCAGTTGCAGAAGGTGTAGCATCTGATGAAGATCCAATCACTTGTAAAATTAACAACAGAATAGGACAGGCAGTTGTGGACTCAGTTTACAACGATGAAAACGAAATTTATGCTTTTGCTTTCACACATGGCGGAGAAAATTACACTGAAGCAGATATAACCATTGAAGGTTCTGGGGAAGGTGCTTCGGCATCAATAAAATACGAAAACACAAGAGATGGTTCAGTAAAAGAAGTTAGAATAATGGGTCCAGATGATTCATCACCGGCTGGTGGAGCAACTTACACTCAAATAGATGGCACAGCAAGGAGTGGAAGCAACACTGAGATAGAATTAGCGGCTCAGTTGTCAAGACCTGCTTCTGAAATCGAAGGACAAAGAATTTATATCAGAGAAGGTAGAGGCAGAGGACAATACGCATACATTGACACATTTGATGAAGTTTCAAAAGTTGCAACTGTAAAAAGAGAATGGGATGACTTACCAGGATGGCAACACTTGCTAGGAGGTTTCCCAATTGAAATCGAGCTGGATGCATCTACGAAATATGTTATTGAACCAAGAATTACATTCAGTAATCCACCATATTCTGCTACAATCAACAGTGTTGGAAATTCCGGCGAATTTGCAGTTGGTGAATACAGAAAAATTGGCAGTTCAAATGTAACTGTGGTAATAGGAAATGGCACAGTAAGAAGAACTACAGACGGAACAAATTGGACCACACACGGTGCGGCATCAGGACAATATGTTGACACAGCCGCAAGTGATCAATGGTTCTTTGCAGTTGCAAGTGACGGTAAAGTGATACGTTCACAAGACGGTGCAACATGGAGTGAAATTTCAGGACAAGTAGGAACTGATGTATTCAGAGGTGTAGCGGCATATGACACACACGTGGTAATTGCTTCAGAAACTGGAGTAGTTTACACATCAAATGACGAAGGTGCTACATGGACCAGCAGTCAAGTAGTACCATATGACGGTTCAACACCGGTGTTTACTCAAGCGGCAGGCGGAAATGGCATGTTCTTGCTCACAAATTTAGAAGGTGAAACATGGGAAAGTGCCGATGATGGATACACATGGAGACGAAGCACAAACATAGGTGCTAACAAATACAGAGTTTCAGATTTAATGTATGGTGGTGGAAAATTTGTAGCGGCGGTACAAGATTCACCTTTGGATGATTCAACATCTCCTAACAAATTTTTTGTAACAACAGCAACCAACGCCAGTATCAAAGATAATATTGATCCAGAATACAATAATGGAGCTCTTAAAGATGTAGAAGGTGACGGAAGTGAGTTTTTTGCTCGTGAAGTCACTGTTAACGGTGTAAGAATTATGGCGGCAGGCGATGTCGGTGGACAAGATGCTGTGCCAGATGCGTGGTTAGAAAAAGTTGCACGAATGTTTGAACTGTTTACTGATAAAGATGCTACAGGCATCAATGAAAATTTTCAAAGAGAGTTTATACAAACTTTAAGTGGTGATGCAGGCACAAGTCACGCAGGCTTACCAACACTTCAAAGAGTAGCAAGAGGTGCCGGTGCTGATTACACACCAAACTTCTTAACTGATGAAGGTATTGCTTCTTATAACTTGTCACCACTATTTGATAGTCACGTTGCTAACGATATGGTTTGGTATTTGAACTCAACTGGTGATGGGTATGGCGACGGTGAAATAGATGCTCAAGAAGTTATTGAACACGTTTTCCACACATTGCACATGCATGGTTTACCTAATGACATGAAAATTTATCCACAGATACAGGCTGATTGGGCATCAGGACCAACTTACGCGGCAATGGAAGAAGCATTTGACGGCGGGTTCTGGGATCCATCAGGTTATCAAAGTCCATCAAATGCTTGGAAAACAGATGCAGATGCATTTGAAGTAGCAGTAAAAGAATATTTGTTCTTGTTAAACTTCTGTATGTTTGATTATTCAGACTTATGGGAAGGCGACAGTCTTGCTCCTGAATGGGCAGACAGTATGCGTACACCAGCAGGAATACTTGCGAACAATCCACTAGGACATTCGCTGTTTAATTCATACATGGCTCCAATTATTAGCAAACCAACATTGTCTACTATATTAAATATTTTTAAAGATGGAAACACACCAGCACAAGATGATCCAGCATTGGCAGGAGTTTCGGGTTATGCACCAAGTCCTGGCACTGCTCCATTGACAAGATGGCAGGAAAGTGCAACACCTCCTCATTCAGGACCATACTATGTGTCTTACAGTCAAGGAGTTTATGTTGCAATCACACAGTCAGGCGAAACAGCATACAGTCAAGATGCTATGGTTTGGTTAGAATTAGATAATCCTTTAGGAGGAACTTTCCAAGGAATTACAGCAGGAAGAAACAATGGAGCATACTTTGTTCCAATTGAATCTGGTTCGCAATCACAACTTAATACGATAAAATATGGCGCTCGTCCATTGGTAAGAGTGATCACAAATGCAGGTAGAATTTCTAAACTACAAATATTTGAACCAGGAAGTGGATATGCATCTGCACCTACAGTAACGTTGACTGATAATAAAAATATTTTAGACGCTGTTTTACAACCTAGACTAGGTGATGGAGTTTTGACACAACCAACTTTCACTAATAGAGGAACTGGATTCTTAAATGTTACAGCCACAGTGGATGGAGATGGTTTTAAAGATCAATATCAAATTGGAAAAGTTATCAATGTTAGTAATTTATCAAGAGAACCAGGACCTGGAGATTTATTATTCATCGACGGTATTAATGATCAAGTGTACAGAGTAACACAAATTAATAATCTATCAGGATCTGAACCGGTATTAAATGCTACGCTAAGAATATCACCAAGTTTGAAAGCACAAGAGTCACCAGATCATGAAACTAATTTCACAATCAGACAAAATTACAGTCAAGTTAGATTAACAGGGCATGATTTCCTAGACATTGGAACAGGTGGACAAACAACCACAAATTATCCTGAATTATACACCAATGCAGGATTTACAGAAGGATACGAAGCACAACCATTTAGAGAAGTTAAAGAAGCAGGTGGTGGTAGAGTGTTCTACACATCTACTGACCAAGATGGTAACTTTAGAGTAGGTGAATTATTTGAAGTTGAACAGGCAACTGGTATTGTTACACTAAACGCAGACTTATTCAACCTACAAGGACTATCTGAATTAGCATTGGGTGGTGTTGTACTGGGTGGTACTGAAGTTGTTATTAGAGAATTTTCAACAGATCCAACCATGGCGGCAAATTCGGACAATGCTGTCCCAACACAAAAAGCAATTGTAACTTACATCAATTCAAGAGTATCAGGTGGTGGTTCTAATTTGAATGTTTCAAGGGTTAGAGCGGGTCAAATCAGAGTTGAAACTAACAATATATTCAATGAAGCAGATCCAGTCAATGGAACGATCACTTTTCCGGTGACTGTGTTTATGAATAAAGGTTTCAATGGTGGTTTATTGGCACTTTCTTTCTTTACAGGAGGTGTTGCGAGCACTGAATTAAATGAAGGTGATCCAGTAAGTGCTATTGATGATTCAAACGGATATGGAAATTAAAAAAATGCTAAATAACAACAACGGAGTATAATTAACACATGGCTGAGTTTAAATTAGGTAGAATACGTTTTGTTTGGAAAGGTGCTTGGTTCACCGAAAACGAATATTTCATCGATGATGTTGTAAGATATGGTGGTAGAACCTATATCGGAATTAAAGGACACGTTGCCTCATCAGATTTTCAAGCGGATTTAACAGCCGGAAATTGGGCATTGATGTCCGATGGACAAGAATGGAAAGGTGATTGGCAAGTAAACACCACATACAAACCAAATGACGTTGTAAAATACGGTGGTTACATCTACATTGCAAACACAGGACACACATCAGCCGAACTAATAGCAGACGGATTAGAAGCAGATCAAGCCAAATGGGATTTATTTTCTGAAGGATTTAATTATTTAGGTAATTGGGGTGTTTCAACAAGATACAGAATTAACGATTTAGTAAAATATGGTGAGTCAATTTATCTTTGTACAACTCAACACACTTCTGCACCAACAGAAGGAGCAGGGTTAGAAGGCGATGACGGTGCAGGTAACCAATCTGATTTAGCAAACTGGGAATTGTTTGCAAAAGGTTTTGCATGGAATGATGCATGGCAGACTGCAACAAGATACAAACCCAATGACACAATAAGATATGGTGGTCAGGTTTATATTTGTTTGACTGGTCACACTTCAGCGGCAACAACAGCAGATGGATTAGAAATAGATCAAGCCAAATGGCAATATGTACACAAAGGTATTGAATACCTAGGTGATTGGACAGTTACCACAAGATACAAAGTAAATGATCTTGTCAAGTATGGTGGAAACATTTGGATCTGTACAACACATCACACATCAACTACATCTTTAGCAAACGATGAAGTAAACTGGGCAATTTTTGTTCCAGGATTAGAATTTGAAGATTCGTGGGACGCGGCAAATGAATATCAACCTGGTGACTTTTCAACTTATGGTGGATACTCATATGTTTCAAAATCAAACAACATCAACAAACAACCAAGTCAATATCCAGCAGATTGGGACTTGTTTGTTACAGGTTTCAGTTTAAAAGGTGACTACAACAACGCAACTGCCTACAAAACAGGTGACGTTGTTAGAGTTGGCGGTTTTACTTACTTAAACACAGCAGATTCAACAGGAAACAGACCACCCAATGTTGCTTATTGGGATAAACTTAATGAAGGTTTATACTGGAAAGATGGTTGGACTAATGCAACATATTATGATAAAGGCGATATTGTAAGAGGAGCGATCAACACAGACACTTCTTACATTTGTATTGAATCACACACTTCTAACAATGTAGCACCAGCCACAATCAATCAACCAGATGCGGCTCCAGGTGCAGGTGTTGATTCAGGAACATACTGGCAATTACTATCAGGTGGTCCAGAAAATGATGTGCTGTCAGCACAAGGTGATCTTTTAATTTATGGTCCATCAGGACCAGCAAGACTTCCTATTGGAAGAGCGGGACAGGCTCTTGTTGTAAACACAGCAGGCACTTTACCTGAATGGGGTTACGTAGGACAAGTTGATCAAGTTTACTATGTTGCACCTGGTGGTGAAAACAAAGAGGCTCCTGATGCAGGAGTTACACTAGACAGACCATTTAAAAATGTTAGATACGGATTATTTCAAATTGAAAAAGGTCCAAGATATCCTTTCAGCTCATATCTGTTGGAAAGAAACAAACAGTTTGTACAAGATGAAGTTATTGCATGGATCGATGCACAAATATCAGGAAACGTTCCACCATTCACAGGAGCATTCACATACGATTCAGCAAAATGTAGAAGAGATATCGGTCTTTTGATTGATGCTACGTTATATGACATGAAACATGGCGGCAATGTAAAATCAAGAGAAGCGGCAATTTCATACTACACAGATCTAGGAGTTTCATACATCACTGGACAAGAAGCAGAAACTTCAGCGGCAATCACCAGAGCAATTTTTATTGCACAACAAGTGATTGCAAACAACACAGGATACACAGCAGAACAAGTAGTAACTCCACAATACTCTAATTTAGATTATGTTTCTGAATCTGATGCAGGCACAGTGATTGAAACTTACATGAATTACAGTGTGAATGCAATTGATGCCGGCAACACTGACAGTGTTCCAGCAGAATTAATTGCTAACTCTACATTATTTGTTAAAACAGGAAGATATGATGAAGTTTTACCTATGGTGGTAGATGAATCAGTTGCAGTGGTTGGGGACGAATTGAGATCAACTCAAATCAGACCAGCGGCAGGGTTCGTAGCGGCGTCAGACGTTCAATACAGTTTAGAAGGTGTGCAAAGAATGATCAACATCATCAGCGATGTTGTTCAAAACAATGCAGTAACAGTAACACCATCAGGTGGTATGATTTCAATCACAAACGATTCAGGTGCAAATTTGAATTTCAACGATGGTACTGGCACAGCAGTTGCATCAACCACAACAGGTTCGGGTACAGGTGCTACATTTGACATCACAGTTGCATCATTTGCCGTGCAATCAATCACAGTTGTTGACCCAGGTCAAGGTTATGTGTCAGGAGATAGACTAACAATTCCATCAAGCACAGTGATTGTGGGAGGTGGCGGAAACACCACATTGGGTGCAGATTTCAGTTTTGATGCAGATGAAGTAACTTCAGGAAACACAATCACACAAGACGTAAATGTTCCAGCAGGTTCATCAGCGGCAGGCACGGCGGCAGTGGCAATTTCTCAAGACATTTACGATTACATTGATTTCAAAATTAACGCGGCAGGCACTGAACCTACCAAAACAGGTTCTAACACAGCAGATGCAACAGTGGGATTCACAGATGCACGTGGTAGATTGTTAGCCAACAGAGAATTTATTGCCAAAGAAGCGGCAGAATTTGTGAAGAGAGCAAATCCTACCATCACTTTTGATCAGACAGCATGTGAAAGAGACATCAAAGAGTATGTGGACGCCATAATACATGATTTAGAATACACAGGCAATTACAGAGCTCTTAGAGGTGCTGAATGGTATGTTGCAAGTGTTTCAGGATCAACTTTAAAAGACATGTTCTACCTAAGAAATGGTTCAGGATTAAGAAACTGTTCATTAAATGGTTTATCTGGTTCTTTGGGTTTAGCAAATGCGTATGGCACAAAACGTCCTACAGCAGGTGCTTATGCTTCGCTTGATCCAGGTTGGGGTCCAAATCATGAAGATGCTTGGATCACAAACAAATCGCCTTATGTACAAAACGTATCAACGTTTGGTACAGGATGTACAGGATTAAAAATTGATGGTGACCTACACGCAGGTGGTAACGATTCAATTGTGGCTAATGACTTTACTCAGATATTATCTGATGGTATTGGTGCATGGGTTACAAACCTAGGTAGATCAGAACTTGTATCTGTTTTTGCTTACTACAACCACATAGGTTATCTAGCAGAAACTGGTGGTAAAATACGTGCAACCAACGGTAACAACTCTTATGGTGATTATGGTTCAGTTGCAGAAGGTGTTGACCCAACAGAAATTCCAGTAACTGGTGTAGTGGACAACAGATCAACAGATGCATTGGTAGCCAACGTATTCACTGATGGTAGTCAAATTCTTGCACTTGAATACAGCAATGCAGGTAGAGAATATTCAAACGCAAACATTCAGATTGTTGGCACAGGTTATGGTTTATCAGGAGTTACACCGACTTACAACACTGGTGGAATATACAGCATAAGATTAACTGAAACTGTTATCGATCCAGAATCTAATTTAGGTGGTGAAGGTTATCTAACAGCAACCAACGCCGCTCAAGAAGGTAATTTAACTTCAATAACAATTGCAGTAACTGATACAAATGCTTCGGGGGCTTACATTGGAATGGCAGTTTGGATTACTGAAGGTTTAGGTGCAGGACAGTATGGATACATTGACACCTACAACTCAGCATCAAAAGTTGCAACTGTAAGAAAATTCTCAGATGGTTCTCCAGGTTGGGATCATTTGTTAGATGATTCTGCAGTGAGTGATAGACTAGATTCTACAACAATTTACGTGATTGAACCAAGAGTGAGTATTCCTGCTCCACAAGATGATGGTTCAACTCCACCAAGAAATGCAGTTGCAAGAGCAATTGTTACAGGTGATCAAGTTACATCAATTAGAATTTTAGATTGCGGTGCTAGTTATACTTCTGCTCCAACAATCACACTTGTAGATCCAAACAACACAACAGATGCTCCAGTACAAGCATATGTAGGTGATGGTGTGTTAGGACAACCAACATATATATCAAGAGGATTTGAATACGAAACTGCTTCTGCTAATATTACAGAAACAGGTACACAGGCAACAGTGTCTGGTATTACTCAAGCAGATCCAGGTGTTGTTACTACTGATGCTCCACATGGATTCAATGATGGTGATAAAGTTACATTTACTGAAATTGGCGGAATGATAGAACTTAACACTGGTGTATATTACTATGTAAAAGTGTTAACAACTGATACATTTGAAATCTACACAGACTTTGGTTTAACAAACGGATTAGACACAACACTCTTTACAGCGTACTCAGTAAGTAATGGAAATGTTACAGCATTTGGCGGATTTAGAGATGAATATCAATCAGGAAAATATATCCAAGTTGAAAACTTAACTGATTTACCAAGAGCAGGTTCAAATATTGAATTTGGACACCTTCCAGGAACATTCTTTAAACTGGTTGCTGTTAATCAACAATTAGGTACTCAAGCACCTTACTCAGCATTGTTGCAAATTTCACCAGACTTAAAAGTTAGTGAAGCACCAGAGCATAATGAATCTATAGAAATGAGAATAAGATATTCTCAAGTAAGATTAACTGGACATGATTTCTTAGACATTGGAACAGGTAATTTTACAAATACCAATTACCCTGGAATTCCTTTACAAGATCCACAACCAGAGAATGAAACTGTTGAATCAAATGGCGGAAGAGTATTCTTTACTTCAACTGACCAAGACGGTAACTTTAGAGTTGGAGATTTATTCTCAGTAGAACAAGCAACTGGTATTGCATCATTGAACGCAGATGCATTTAATATTTCGGGATTACAAGAATTACAGTTGGGTGATCTGGCACTAGGTGGAACCAGTGCTTCAATTAATGAATTCTCAACTGACGGAACAATGTCTGCTAATTCAGACGCAATTGTTCCGACTCAGAGAGCAATAAGAACTTACATCGCTTCACAAATTGGTGGTGGTGCAAGTTCATTAAACGTCAACCTCATTGTCGCAGGTTTCGTAGTTATTACCGGACAAGAGATATCAACAACAACTGATACAGGTATCAATATAAACTCCACTGTAAACTTTACAAAAGGTGTTTCTGGTGTGCCTGTAGCGATGAACTACTTAATACATAGTTAAAGGAGGAAAATATGGCTTCAGGAAGATTAGGTACTGCAAATTTAGTAGCGGCTACTAATACATCTGCATATACTGTGCCTGCTGATACATTCACCGTCGCTACGGTGTCTATCTGTAACAGAGGTAACCAGGCTATAACAGTGAGAATGGCTGTGGCTGATTCGGCTACACCAAATGCTTCCGAATACATTGAGTACGAAACTGAAGTTTTGTCTCATGGTGTTTTGGAAAGAACTGGTATAGTTATGAGTGCAGGGCAAATATTAGTGGTTTATGCTAGTGCGGCTAATGTGAGTGCTGTTGTGATGGGCATAGAAACATCAACTGCGTAGTAAATTAAACAAATTGAATAAATAACTATTGAAAAAGGAAACAAAACAATGGGTAGATACATATCAACAACTGGTACAGCGGGAGTTACAACTAAAGAAGTTAGTTCTAACTTTAATGCAACTGTAAATGATAGAATACTTGCAGATAGTTCTTCTGCATCTTTCGAAATCACTTTACCAGCCAGTGCTACACTGTTAATCAATGACACTATACAAGTCATTGACGCAACACAAAGCACAGGTTCCAATTCTATCACTATAGGTAGAAATGGTGCATTAATCCAAGGTACAGCAGAAGATTTAACATTTGATATCTCAGGCGGTATTCTTACGTTAATCTATGTTGGACCTACTTATGGTTGGATAGTTGGTGCTGTTTAATAGCACTGCGTTCAAGCATACAGTAACTCTAATTGTAATAAAGGAAGTAAGATGGCAAGTTTAAAGTCGTTATTAGCAACCAAATCAGATGCGTTTGCAACGCCTGAGTCGGAAACTAATATTGAAAAAGGAAGAATTTATACCTATAATCCAGGAACGAACTACTCAAGACTATGGTGTTG